ATACATATTTATCCAACACCAGATTCAACTAATGCATCTAAAGATATGCATATATATTATATTAAAAGAATTCAAGATGTGGGTGATTACACTAATGCAACTGATGTTCCATTTAGATTTGTTCCTTGCATGGTATCAGGATTAGCATTTTATTTAGCTCAAAAATATAAACCAGAATTAATTCAAGCTATGAAATTATATTATGAAGATGAATTAGCAAGAGCATTAGCGGAGGATGGGTCAGCTTCGAGTACATATATTACTCCTAAAGCTTATTACCCAGGAACATAATGGCAAAATACGCAACAGGTAAATATGCAAAAGCAATATCAGATCGATCTGGTATGGAATTTCCATATAATCAAATGGTTAGAGAATGGAATGGGTCTTTAGTTCACGTATCTGAATTTGAACCAAAGCAGCCACAACTAGAACCAAAACCTATGAATGGTGATGCAATATCTTTACGTAACATAAGACCAGATAGAACAGAAACTGCAGTTCCTCAAATACTACCTTTAAATGCTTTTACAGCTACAAATGGATCTGCAACTATATCTGTAAATGAACCTAATCATGGTAGATCAAATGGAGATACGGTTAGATTTAGAGATGTTGAATCTGTTGGTGGGATATCTCCAACAACAATTACAAATTCTTCAGGATTTACAATTACAAAAACAGATGATAATAATTATACATTTGGAGCAGGAACAAATGCTTCATTCACAGAAATAGGAGGAGGTGGAGCTGCGTCCGCTGGACCAGTTACCATAGTAGCATAATGGCAGGATTAAGTGCATCAGGATTAAAAACACAAATAAGAAGTTATACAGAAGTTGATTCTAATGTGTTATCTGATTCTGTTTTAGAAAATATAATTTTAAATGCACAATATAGAATTTTTAGAGATATTCCTATCGATGCAGATAGAAAACAACAATTAGGTAATTTTGTTGCTGGTCAGGAATCTATCAACTGTCCCGCAGGAGCTGTATTTATTAGAGGTATACAAGTTTATGATACAGCAGGATCTGAGATTACAGGAGCTAATAGATGGTTAGAAAAAAAAGATGTAACTTATCTTCAAGAGTATCAAGATATTACAGGGACATCAGCAGCGCAAGGTAAACCTAAATACTACGCTATGTTTGGTGGTGCTACAGGAGAATCTGATACCACATCAGGTAGAATATTTGTAGCTCCCACACCGAATACTACTTATAGATTTAGAGTGCATTTTAATGCTGCTCCAGCTTTATTAGAAGGTAATGATACTAACTATATTAGTCTTAATTTTCCAAATGGATTACTATATTGCTGTTTATCTGAAGCTTATAGTTTTTTAAAAGGCCCTGCAGATATGTTGACTTTGTACGAAAGAAAGTATAAAGAAGAAGTACAGAAGTTTGCTAACGAGCAGGTTGGAAGACGAAGAAGAGACGACTACACAGATGGAGCAGTCAGAATACCAATTAACTCAGCAAACCCGTAGGAGAATAAATTATGGCAATATCATCAGCAATATGTTCAAGTTTTAAACAAGAACTTTTACAAGGTAAACACAGTTNTGAATCTTCAGGTGGTCACACTTTTAAGATTGCACTATTTGATAGTAATGCAAGTTTAGGTGCCGCTACAACAGACTATTCAACTTCAGAAGAAATTACTAATACATCAGGTTCGGCATACACTGCAGGTGGAGCGGCTCTTACAAACTCTGGAGTATCATTATCTTCAACAACAGCATTTACAGATTTTTCAGATGTCACTTATTCATCTGCATCTTTCACTGCAAATGGTGCATTAATTTACAATACAACAACAGATGGTGGTTCAAGCACAACTGATGCTGTTTGTGTAATTGCATTTGGCGGTGACAAAACAGCTAGTAATGGAACTTTTAAAATTGAGTTTCCAGCAGCCGACGCAAGTAACGCGATCATCAGATTAGCATAGGAGGCCGACCATGTCGGTGTCTTCAGGATGGGGCCGGTTTACCTGGGGCCAAGCTTATTGGAACGCAGACACAACTTTAAAAACAGGTTGGGGTGCACAAGCTTGGAATGATGGTGAATGGGGTGAGCTTAAAGATGCTATTGCACTTCCAACAGGTTTATCCATCACATCTAGTATTGGTTCAGTAGATGTACCTGATCAAATAATTACACCTTCAAGTTTTGAAATAACATCATCACAAGGTGAGGCTTTTATTCCTGTAATTGTAGAAGGAATATCGGCGACATTTTCTATTGGTTCAGTATCTGTAGTAGATATGCAGGTAGGATTAACTGGTCAATCTGCAACAAGTTCTATTGGAACTCCAACTGTTAATGATATGACCGTTGGTCTATCAGGCCAATCATTTACTGCAAGTCAAGGAACTGCAAAAGCACCAAATGAAACAGCAATACTTTCTGGTGTATCAGCAACATTTAGTCAAGGAACTGCAGAAGGTATATCTTCACAAGAAGCAACATTAACAGGTCAATCATTTAGTGCTAGTCTTGGAACGGTAACTATACCAAATGATGTAGTTCAAATATCAGGTGTATCAGCTACATTTAATTTAGGTTCAATTGTTGGATTAGGTGGAGCTGTAGCTCAACCCTCAAGTTTAAGTGCAACAGCTAGTGTAGGATCTTTAACAATTGAGGAAGCGTTAGGATTAACAGGCCAATCATTTAGCGCTAGTGTTGGATCTATATCTTTAACTGATATTATTATTGGATTACCAAGTCAGTCAATAACTACAAATATTGGGACTGTAAATATATTCGCNTATGGCGATGTTGACACTGGCTCAAATACATCTTATAGTGATGTTTCAACAGGATCGAATGACTCTTATTCAGATGTTGCATCTGGATCAAATACAAGTTATAGTGACGCTGCATAGGAGATAAAATATGGCATCAACATACACACCACTAGGTGTTGAACTTCAAGCAACTGGTGAAAACGCCGGTACATGGGGGACAAAAACTAATACAAATTTACAGATTATAGAACAAATAGTTGGTGGATTTACTGCACAATCAATTGCAGGCGGAGCACAAACAACAGCATTATCGGTTTCTGATGGATCAACTGGTGCAACTCTTGCACATAGAATGATTGATTTCACAGGAACCATTACAGGAAATCAAATTGTAACAATACCTCTAGACGTTCAAACTTTTTATATTTTAAGAAATTCAACTTCAGGCGCATATACTGTTCAGTTTAAATATGTATCTGGTTCAGGATCTACATTTACTTTTGGAGCAACAAATAAAAAAACTGCAATAGTATTTGCAGCAGCAAATGATGGAACCAACCCAGATGTTATAGAAGTGCAAACGGGTGGAGATGTTGTTGATGATACATCACCTCAATTAGGTGGTGATTTAGACACTAATAGTTTTAACATAGCATTTGATGATGCACATGGAATTAACGATGAAAACGGAAACGAACAGATAATATTTCAAACAACCAGTTCTGCAGTAAACCAATTCGATATTACAAATGCTGCAACAGGTAATGCACCTAGTTTATCAGCAACTGGAGGAGATTCTAATATAGATGTAGCCATTGTTCCAAAAGGAACTGGTGAAACTAAAGTAGGAACGGGAGCTGCAGCAGCAACTCTAACTTCAAGTGGTGCATATGATTTAGTTTTAGATACAAATAGCGGAACAAACTCAGGTACAATTACAATTACAGATGGTGCAAACGGAAATATTACAGCGACACCAAACGGAACAGGTCTTGTTGAAGTTGGTGGTAATACTAACGCTGGAACAATACAACTTAATTGTGAACAAAATTCTCATGGTATTAAACTTCAATCCCCTGCACACTCGGCAAATCAAAGTTACACTCTTATTTTTCCAACAGGTAATGTCACAGCAGATAGATTTTTAAAAGTAGCATCAGTATCAGGATCAGGAACAACAGGTGTTGGTCAATTATCATTTGGTGAAGTATCTGGTGGAACATCTTGGCAAGCTGTAAAAACTTCTGCTTTTACTGCAGTAGCAGGAGAGGGATATTTTGTTAACACAACATCAGGAGCTATTACAGCAACATTACCATCATCAGCATCACAAGGTGATGAAGTTTCAATTATAGATTATGCAGGCACTTTCGATTCAAACAATTTAACAGTAGGAAGAAACTCACACAATATACAGGGTTCTGCAGCAGATTTTAACAGTGTCAACCGAGAGAGCAGGTTTTTACATTGGTTTACGTAGACTCGACTCAAGGTTGGCTATTAAAAGATAAATAATAATGGCTGAATATAAAGGTATAAAAGGGTTTCAAGTTCAAACCCGTACAGAAGATCCAAGTGAGGGAATTGCTTGGAGATTTTTATTACAACTCTACAACAGGACAATTTAAAACTGTAAACGCAGGTGGAGCGCCTATTGGAACATGGGCATCTGGTGGAAATTTAAATACAGGTCGTTATCGTATGAATGGTGGTGCTGGTACACTTACTGCTGGATTAGTGGCTGGAGGTACCTCTCCTAATAAAGCAAACGTAGAACTTTATGATGGTACATCATGGACTGAAGCTGCTGATTTAGATAGTGCTAGAGCAGATTCAGGAGTTTGTGGACTACAAACAGCAGCATTATCAGTGGGCGGTTCAGGTGTAACAGCTAGTGTAGAACATTTTAATGGATCAAGTTGGACAGAAGGTGGAGATTTACCAGCTGGTAGAGAGAGAAATGGAACATTTGGTATACAGACTGCAGCAGTGACTTTTGGTGGTAGAGATCCAGGTGGTAGTAAATATAATACTACCCTTGAATATAACGGTTCTTCTTGGACATCAGGTGGTGATTTTTTAACAACTGCGTATAACCAGGCGTCTGCAGGAACTTATACTGCAGGTATAGCTATGGGTGGTTATGCACCAGGTGATGGTAGCTCAGATACAGCTGCTACATATGATGGAACATCTTGGTCAGAAATAACTGAAATAAATACAGCTAGAGCAGAAACAGGTTGGTCTGGAAGAGGAACTCAAACTGCAACTTATATATCTGGAGGGACTTCTCCAGCTTCAGGAAAAACAGAAGCATGGAATGGGTCAGCATGGACTGAAGTAGCTGATTTAGCAACTAGCAGAGGTGCAATGGGTTCATCAGGTAGTAATAGTGCAGCTTTTGTTGCAGGAGGAACACCTCCAGGAAGTTCATATCNAGGGACAGAAGAATTTACATCAACAGATTTTCAAATTAAATCAGTGACAACAAGTTAATAATGAAATATAAACAAGAAAAAGGAGGAAGAAACTATGGCATATAAATACTGTACAGCGACTAACTGGGGAAAAAACTTTTTCACTCATGAAGAGAGAAAACAGTTTCACCTTTCAGGGCATCCTGGTGAAGTATGGGTTGTAGGCGATAATCTTTACGGTGATCAATGGATCGGTAAAGT